ATTTAAATGATGACTATGAGGGCGGAGAAATTGAGTTTATTAACTCTAATATAAAGATTAAACCACCAGCAGGAAGCATTATATTTTTCCCTTCAAATTTTTTGTATATACATGAAGTTCACCCAATTACTTCTGGATTTAGATATTCTTTGCCACACTGGTTCCACAATATGAAAAATATGATACACTCAACAGGAGAAGCATGAAAAAAATTATTAAAAAAATTAAAATGTATTTTCTTTTAAAAAAAATAAAGAAGCATGATAAAAGCCAAAGATATATTTATTAAGGACAAAATGATAATACTTGGAGTAAATGAAACGTCTCATGATGCATCTGTGTCATTGATTAAAGATGGCAAAATTCTTTTTGCGGGGCATGCTGAAAGATATAGCAAACAAAAAAATGACTGGTATATCAATGATAGTTTAATAAAAGATACTTTGCAGTATGGCACACCAGATTACATTGCCTACTACGAAAAGCCTCTCCTAAAGGCCTCTAGACTGGCTTTAAGAGGTGGATCTGGAGAATGGAAGCCAAGGTTTGATCTTCCTGGCATTCCAAGAAAATCTTTTAGTCATCACTATTCTCACGCAGCAGCAGGATACTACACTAGCAAATTTAGTGATGCTGTTGTTGTAGTGCTAGACGCAATTGGAGAATACAATACCTCTACAATCTGGACAGGTGAAGGTAATAAAATTAAATTAAAATATAAAAAAAATTATCCAGTAAGTTTTGGATTATTTTATTCAGCCTTTACGCAGTTGATTGGACTTATGCCAAACCAAGAAGAATATATTATGATGGGTATGGCAGCATACGGCGACTGGACAAAACATTATAAAAAGGTTAACGAATATTTCCCTTCACATGATATTCAAAAATATAATTTTCATAAAGGAATTATCGACTGGGGATGGGTTAATTCTGAGCAAGATAAATTTGATATTGCAGCAGCAGTACAAGTAGTATATGAACAAAGGCTTAACGATTTTATGCGTATGGCAAAAACAATTACTGGTAAAGATAATCTTGTTTTTATGGGTGGGTGTGCTTTAAACTCTTCTGCAAACACCTTATTATGGAATATATTTAATGATGTTTGGATTATGCCAAACCCTGGAGATGCTGGAAGTTCTTTGGGTGCAGCAGCAGCACTATATGGCAAACATTTAGAATGGAAAGATCCATACCTTGGTCATGATCTTGGAGGAGAGTACCCTGTTCAGCAAATTGTTGACGGTATATTAAAAGACGGAATCGTAGCAGTAGCAACAGGAAGAGCAGAATATGGTCCAAGAGCATTGGGTAATAGAAGTATACTTGCTGATCCTAGAGATCCATTAATTAAAGACAAGGTTAATCTAATTAAACAAAGAGAATTATTTAGACCATTTGCTCCAGTTGTTATGGAGGAGTGTGCAGACAAATGGTTTGATATGGACTTTACAAGCCCTTATATGCAGTATACAGTCAAGTGTTTACAGCCAGAAAAGATACCTTCCGTAGTCCATGCTGACGGTACGTCAAGGGTGCAGACAGTAAACAGGGAACAGCACCGTGGGCTATGGAGAGCAATCAATAAATTTTATCTTCAAACTGGTGTACCAGTACTGCTAAACACAAGTTTAAACATTAAGGGGCAGCCATTGCTTAATGATGAAGTTGACATTGTTAAGTGGGAAAAAGAGTATAACTTTGGGATTATAAGATAATGAACAAAGACTCATATAATGACAAATTAAAAAACTTGCTAGAGATTACAGACAATAGTTGGAAAAGCGTATATAGAAAAAATTTAAAAATTGTTGATATTGATACAGATACAATAACAGTTTTTGATAATTTTGGTGCTCGTGGAATGGAGTCAGAAGGTAAAGAGGTAGACTCAGATGGTTTTGTTGTACACTATTCATTTGGTGACCAAAAAAAAATAAAAGATGTTGTATATAGGATAAATACTAATGGATTTAGAACACACAATTTTAAAGAGAACACAGATGAAAAAAAAATTGTTCTTGCAAGCGGATGCTCTTTTACTTTTGGTCTTGGCTTACCAGAAAAATACTCTTGGCCAAAAATATTAGAAGATAGGCTAAACGAGAATAGTAATGAATATTTAGTCTACAATTTAGGTTGGCCAGGATCAGGATACTTTTTAACAATAAAAAACATATTTAGTTTTATAAAAAAATATGGAAATCCCCATTCTATATTTATATCATTTCCTAATTTAAATAGAGACGTATACTACTCTAAAATAGAAAAAAAATTTAAGGCACAAGTTGTAAACATAAGTTATGTATTTAAAGGAAATGCAGACATGAAGGATTTTGTTATTAACTATGATGAGGGCGGAAATCTTATAAAAACTGTTTCATATATGAATGCGCTAGAAATGTTCTGCAATACAAATAATATTAAACTATACTGGACTACATGGTGTCCCGTAGAGGCTGACCTAATGCAAGATATTAACTTTGATAACTACTTTAGATCTGAGAAAACGTTGTGGAATAGATTAACAAATAAAAAAGAGGCAAAAAACAATAAAGACTATAAGGACAGTTTGCCTGATAAATTTTTAAAGTTCTGGGAGATTGCTGGAGATAAATCTCACCCAGGAATTTCTTGGTCATACGAACAAGCAGATATGTTCTTTAAGTTGTACAACGATGATTTATCTGATATAATAGATACAAACCTATAGGAGGAATAAGATGGCTGATAAAGGAACACTAAAGGCAATTATTGAGGTTGCCAAAAAAGAAGTAGGCACAATAGAAGGCCCTAAAGATAATGAAACAAAATATGGTGCGTGGATGAAGGTTAACTTTCAGCCTTGGTGCCAGTCATTTGTTTCTTGGTGTGCATTTACAGCGGGAGTTGCAAAGTTTCCAAAATCTGCATCAACAGTAGCAGCATCAGATGAATTTAAAAAGCAAGGTCGTTGGGCAGATGCTCGTAATGATGATCCAACTCCAGGAGACTGGATTTATTTTGATTTTCCAGAAGATGGAGTAAATCGTATTTCACATGTTGGTATTTGCATTAAGAACAACGGCGATGGAACTATTCAAGTTATTGAAGGAAACACTTCAGGAACTGCAAAGGGAGATCAGCGCAACGGTGGAATGTGTGTAGAAAAGACTCGTGCATATGTTAAGAACAACAAGAAAAAGTTAATAAATGCTGTAGTAGGCTGGGGAAGACCAGTGTATGCTGGAGAAGAAGACCTGCCATTGCTAAACAAGGTAAAGTAATGGAGTCAAAAAAGAGAACACTTCTTAAAACAGTAAGTTGGGAAACATTTCATCTTGTTGGTGTTGCTGGAGTTATATATCTTTTCACTGGAGAGTGGGAATATGCAAGTTTAGGCGCTCTTATTTATATTGGTTGGGAAGCACTTGGATACTTTTTGCATGAAAGAGTATGGGCTAAATTTGGTAAGGGGATAAAGTAATGCGTATTAAAATTATTAAATTTGTTGTAAAAGTCCTTGGCTATGAGTGGGGTGGAGATAAACTTAACATTCCTGTTTGGACAGTAAAAGCAAAGAAGAAATAAAACATGGCAGTTTACGAATACGACTGTATGCCATGTGCACAAAGATATACCAAAGAAAGATCTATTAAAGATGTCGATCCTGGGTATAAGTGTGAAACTTGTAACACATCTTTGGTTCGTGTATATTCTAATGTTGGAGCACTTTTTAACGGTAGTGGATTTTATTCCACAGATAATAGAAAAAAATGATAACAAGCATACCAAAAGGACAAATCTGTCAACAATTTGATGCAAAAATGCACCTACCTTCTTCAATATTAGAATCACAAAAAGTTACTCAAAATGCCACGGTATCATGCGCTGCACCAGCATTTGTTTATATAGAGGGAACACACGGTAAAAAATTTCTATGTGACTATCACTACTACTATGAAGTACATATGGTTAGACATGGATATTTAAAACCTGGAGAAAATATTCAAGAATTTATAATAGATGAAACAGAAAGAGTAAAAGAAACATTTGCAAAAAATGTAACAACTACAGAAACCGTTGGGCACAGTTGCTCATTAATTAATTCATATAATAAAACTATGGGATGTATTGCTGATGCCTTTGTAAAAGTTATTCCCACTAAGTTAGTTATTGGTAAAATAAATTGGACTGCAATAAAAGACATGGATAAAATTTCAGAAAGTATTTTTTATTGTAATTTTCATTTTAGAAGAGAGTATTACAGATACTATAGCAATGGGGTTGTATACGAAGACTTTCATAAAATAGTAGATGAAAGATCTAGGATAACATTTACCCTTGCTGAAGAAGCATCAAGACTTAGGTATATCTAACTTTGACATACTAGCCATAATAGGATATACTTATGTATAGGCAACAATCGGAAGGTATAATATGTTTACAATGACTAAAGGTAAAGTTAAAGAAGAATGGAAACTTACACCCCTAGATCGATGTGATTCCTGCAAGGCAGAGGCACTAGTTCAGGTAACTGGACTAAATGGAGATCTGCTGTTTTGTGGTCATCACTATAATAGTGTTATGGATAATCCTGTAGGATATGAAAAAATGATGAAGTTTGCAATAACAATCCTTGACGAAAGGAAAAAACTTAATGAGTAGTCCAGTATTAATAAAAGATAATGATTTTTTGTCTAAAGAAGAGCAAGATTTGTTTATTAAAACAATCTTTAATAGTGAAAAGTCTAATAATATTAACTGGCTTTTAAAAGGGATTACAGTAGCACTTAAAGCAGATTACCTAAAAGAACAAAATGTTTTTCCTTTTAATGAAACGCCTCTTGCTATGAATAGTCCAAATGCAAAAGGTGTCTTTCAGATTATTGGAGATTTAAACAATAACGAACACTCCATGGTTTTTGATAAGTTTTGTAAAAAACACAACATATCTTACAATAAAATCTTAAGATGCAGAATAAATGTTTTAACAATGAATAAGCCTGGACATCACAACCTTATGCATGTTGATACACCAATAAAGCACAATGTTTTTCTTTATTATCTAAACGATTCTGACGGAGATACTATATTTTTTAATAAAAAGTTTGGTTCAGACGAAGGTAGTATGGATATAATTGAAACGGTTTCACCAAAAGCAGGAACTGGTATTGTTTTTGATGGATCTTATTTCCATTCATCAACCCCACCAAGTGATAACTTGCTAAGAATTGTATTAAACATAGATTACGTATAGAAAAAGAGGACAGAATATGTATGAATATTATGTAAGAAAAGTAGATAATGTAGTTGATGGAGATACCATTGACGTTCTTATTGATTTAGGTTTTGATATTCTTTTTCAATCCCGTGTAAGATTGGCTGGTATTGATACTCCTGAGTCTCGTACTAAAGATCTTAAAGAAAAGGCTCTTGGGCTTGAATCTAAAGAATATCTAAAGAAGGCTTTAAAAGATGCTAAATCTGTTGTAATTAAAACTGAAAAAATGGATTCATCTGAAAAGTATGGTCGTATTTTAGGCTGGGTATATGTTAATGGAAACACAGTGTCTTTAAATGATATGATGATTAACGATGGATATGCATGGGGATACTTAGGAGATACTAAGGTTAAAGACTTTGATGCACTTGTTAAGGCTAGAAAAAAGTCTGGCAAATAAAATGCTTGTCTTGGACAAATAAGTGGAGCCAGAAGATAAGTTTATTGAAGAATTGATTTTAAACGGAAGTTTAGAGTTTTCTGGAATTGATCAGGAGACTGGAGAAATTCTTTATACTTTTACAGACAAACTAAAAGATTTTTCAAGTGAGTTGCAAAATGAGGTAAATCTATATTTTTCACAAGAAATGATGCAACTTTGGGAATATGGGTTTATTGACATGGATGTCACCGATAACAATCCAATTGTAAGTTTAACAGAAAAAGCATTTGATAATAAAGAAGTGCAAAAACTTAAAAAAAATAACAAAATAACACTAAAAGAAGTTCTTAAAGCATTAAAAAAAGAAAGGTAGTATAATTATTAAGGGGTTAAAATGGAATATTTGATTGGCTCTTTTACTACCTTTATTTTAATTGTTTGTATGTTTTTTATTAAAAAAGAAGAAACAAAAAAACAAAAACTTACAGTAAGGTATAGTCAAAGTCATATTTTTGAATTAGTGCAACCACTTTTGCCAACAATGATAAATAAAACTATTAATAAAAAAGTCTCTCAGTCAACAATTTATAAGAAAAAAACAAATGTTAGGGTAATAATAATTGAGGGTATGGCATATTGGGTTAAAGATAATATTTTTTACGAGGCATCTATAAATAATAATGGGGTGGACTCAGCAACGACAAAGGTAGTTGACACAATAGGTATGGATAGTGTAGAATTAGATAAAATGCTGTTTATTATGGATAAATTGCGAGAGGGATTAGACGATGATAGTGGGAGTGCAGGGAACAAGTAGTTTCGAAGATTACAATGTCTTCTTGCGATCTATGGGAGTTGCCCTTTCTAGTATGCAAGAAAATGACCAATATTTTTATATTTACTCAGCAGGACCAGCAAAAGTTAATTTAATGGTAATGGAGTTTGTAAACTTATCAGAACGTAGTATGAAGAGTAGAGGAAAAAAGATTAAGTTTTATAAAGTTGCACCAGACTGGATTTCAGAAAACATGTCTGATTTTAACTACTTTATTTTTTTGTCAAAAGAAAAAGAAAGTTTGTCAAAATTAGTTAGCGAAGCAAAACTTAATAAAATCGATGTGGGAATTTTTAACTACTAAGGGGAGATCAGCATGAAGATTAAAGAATTAGAAAAAATGGAAACAGTTGTCTTAAACAACAAATCACTTTCATGGGACGGCTGGGACGTTATTCATGCCTATCCTTCTGAAAAAGGCGGAACATCAAAGTTTGGCGCTTACATAAATGGTAAGTGGCACATCACACGTAGATTTCAATTAGGATCTGATGGATGGGAATTACCTGACAAGTTTGTAGAGTAATCATGCATAAAGATAAATGGAAAGATGATGCTTCATGCTTTGAGTACGACACAAATATATTTTTTGAAAAATATGAAGACGAAGAAAATTTAAGAGGAGCAATAGATAAACTTTGTTCTACATGTCCAGTTTCCAAGCAGTGTTTTGCTGTTGGGATATCTGGAAAAGAGTGGGGCGTCTGGGGCGGTATATACTTAGAAAATGGTATAATATCTAAAGAGTTTAACAGTCACAGAAGCAAAGAAGACTGGGCAAACACTTGGCAACGACTAACAATGGAGCAGTAATGATTATACAAATAATTGGACTACCTGGTTCTGGCAAAACGGAATTAGCAAAAGCCCTTAAGGAACGCATTAACGCTATTCATCTTAATGCAGACGAAGTTAGAGCAACAGTTAATTCTGACTTAGGATTTACCCCTGAAGATAGAATTGAGCAGGCTCGTCGCATGGGTGAGATGGCAAGACTAATTTCAAAGCAAGGAATTGCTCCAGTAATAGTTGACTTCGTATGTCCAACTGACCTAACACGTGCAGCATTTGGCAAACCAGATATTTTGATTTGGGTAGACAGAATTGAGTCTGGAAGATTTGAAGATACAAATAAGATGTGGGAAGATCCAGAGTCATGCGATATCAGAATTTTTTCTGGCATGACTATAGAAGAAGAGGCTGACCTTATCATTGCTGCTTGCCAGTTACACGACTGGACAGCCCCTACAACCCTTATGCTGGGCAGGTATCAGCCATGGCATGAAGGACATCACGCTCTTTACAAAGAGGCAGGGAAGAGAACAGAGCAAGTTTTGCTTGGAGTTCGCAATACCTATAATACAAGCGAAAAAGATCCATTAACTTTTGATCAAGTAAAGGGATACATTGCCAAAGATGAATTTATGGATGGTGCATTAGTATTAAGACTACCTAACATTACTAACATTGTCTATGGCCGTGACGTGGGATACAAAATTGAACAAGTAGATTTGGGGGCAGACATTCATGCAATTTCTGCTACGCAAAAACGCAAGGAATTGGGAATATAGGATATGAATACATTAACCGCTCTTGTATTATCTTTTGTATTTGCTGGAATTATGGTTTATGTTATAGAGAAAAAGTTTGGCAAACCAGACGATAGAGATATAATTTCATGACAGTAACCAAGGCTAGATCATTTACTAAAGCACTAAGTTATCGCATATGGGGAACCTTATCTTCATTTGTAGTGGCCTATGTAATTACAAAAGACGCTACTCTTTCAGGCGCTATTGCCTTTTGGGAAACAGTAGTTAAAGTATTTATCTACTACGCACATGAGCGTGGTTGGAATAAGATTCAATGGGGTAGAAAATAATGTATACAGATCAAATGAAAAAAGCCTTTAGATCTATTCACGCACCTAAAAACTTTAACCTTACATTGGTAGATAATAATAATTTTATTACTGTAAAGGCTAGTGAGCCAGACTTTATGAAGTTAACAGTTGAGGATCGTATTGCTGCAGTAGAGTATATGATACGTGTAAAAAAAGCATTAGAGGATAATGGCGCTATAGTTTTATTAGTTCGTGAAGGTGGCAAAGAACTATGATAGAGTGGTTTGTATTTTTTATTTTTACTATATTTTTTGTTATTGTATTATTTAATAATATGCGTTTAAATATAAAAATTTCTTCAATAACAGAACGATTGCTTCAATCAGAAATAAATAAAAATGTTTTGTCTAAAAAACTTTCTGAGTTATCTTCTTCAGATTTAATAAAAAAAGACGAATCTTCTGAGGCATTTTTAAAATTTATTTCAGATTCAAGAGATATAGCATATAAATATATAGAAGATACTCAATTTGTGTTAAATAAGTTTATTACTGATATTGAGCCAGAAATATTATATTTTGATGAATACGGGGAAATTATGAGATCCCAGCCAAATTATAACTCTATGAAAAAAATATCAGGGGCATATAAAGAACTAAAAAAACTCTTGCCCGAAGAGTATGGTAAAATAGATACATGATTAAAAACCCTTCTGAAAAAGACGAGATCTATTTAAAAAATGTTGAAAAAATAGGAAACTCTGTAAAAAACATAAAATATATAGAAGATGTTTTATCTAAAGAAGAGCATGCGGTTTTACTTGATTATGTATTGAATCGTAGTTTGTGGATTCATGAACCATGGGATGCTTATACTGTTGGAATGGATCAATTGCCAACAAATATTTTAAGTATGTTAGAAAAAATATTTGCAGTTGTTCACAAAAATGCTACAGAAACTTACGGCGTAGACATTAATTATTTTCAAACAGAGAATATTGCTTTAATTAAATTTGCAAAAGGTCTTGTTTTGCATCCACACGTAGATACTAATTCGGCAGAATCAAATCATGTTGCCTCAATATATTATATTAACGATGATTACATTGGTGGAGAACTGTGTTTTCCAGAACTTAATGTAAACATTAAGCCAAAGCCAAACAGTTTAATCTTTTTTCCTGGAAATGAAAATTATTTGCATGAGGTTAAAACAATTGTAGAAGGAAATCGATATAGTTCTTCAATGTGGTTTCAATTCACTGGTTCTACTTTTAATAAGAATGCAGAATGGTATGATAAAAAATGATAGAAGTTAACTCAGAAAATTCTGTAAGTAATATACAAACTGTAGAAAATGTATTATCTACAGAAGAACATAAAAAAATAATTGATTATGTGGTTACTGTTGATGGTTGGCACAAACAACCTTGGGGAGTTGAATTTTTTAATTCTGCAAAAGGAATGTCGTCCGAAATTGCTGACTTATTAGACAAAGTATTTAGAATTGCTTTTAAAAAATGTGAAGAAGACTATGGTGCAAAACTTCGTGTTTTTAACAAAGGCGAAGTTCATTTAGTTAGATTTCAAACAGATTTTTATATGAATAAGCATGTAGATACAGCAGGGGATTTTGCGGTAATATATTACATTAATGACGACTATCAGGGAGGGGAAATAAGTTTTCCTTGGCATGAGTTAACAATTAAACCAAAGGCTAACAGTTTTATTATGTTCCCTAGCAACCAAAACTATTTGCACGAAGTGCTTAAGAATACTGGAAACCGATACTCTTCTACCTTGTGGTTTAATTTTAAAGATTCATCTTATCGTGGAAATATAAACGATATAGAAGGAACCGCTAAGACTGTTGAATATTAAAATGAAAGATAATATATTATCAATAATAACAGGTTTTGGATGTGGTTCAAATCATGCTGCATTCAAATTAACAAACGTTATATCCTAGGAGGAATAATATGAACACAACACAACTAAAAGCAATGCTTGCATCTTACGGACGATCAGTCCTTGGTGCTGCAATTGCGCTTTACGCTTCAGGCGTAACTGATCCAAAGACACTTGCTTATTCATTGCTAGGCGCTATCGTGCCCGTTGCAATTAGAGCATTCAATCCTAACGACAAGGCATTCGGTAAGTTGCCATCTGTTGAAGAGGTAGATTTAGCAGTTAAGGCTGCTAAGGTAGTCAAGAAAGCACCTGCCAAAAAAGCAGCAGCAAAGAAGTAATCAATTAGATTAGCAGGTCAGTCTATTTGACTGGCCTGTTTTTCTATGCTATAATATCTATACCTGCCCAAATGGGGGGAATTAAATTATTCGCTTGAAAGGGGAATAAAATGGTAACACAATTTGCAATGGATCTATTCAATGATCCTTTTTTTATTGGCTTTAACAGAGACCTTGCCCGTCTAAATAATGCACACAAAATAAACTCTCAATCATATCCTCCGTATGATCTTCTTAAATTAGATGAAGACACATATAGGTTATCACTTGCTATTGCAGGGTTTACTAAGGAAAATATTGATGTTTCAGTAGACAACGGAACATTAATTATCAAGGGTGAGATTATTGAAGTGACAGATGCAGAGGTCGTCCACAAAGGTATCGCAGGAAGAAAGTTCGTAAGATCTTTTGCACTGGGAGAGTACATGGAAGTAACATCTGCAGAACTTAAGGACGGCATGCTACATGTTAATGTAGTTCGTGTTGTTCCTGAAGAAAAAAAGCCTAAATCTATTAAAATTAAGTAGTATAATAGATATTATTCCGCTATGAGACTTTAAAAGGTTTTACAACGGATGTTCCTTTGACAGGAAAGTTAGCAGGAGTCGAATCTTCGTGGCTAATAGACCTGAGCAGTAGTCTATAAACTGCTCATTTATCATGCTACAATTTAATTGTCCCACACAGGACCTTAGTGATGGATTAGTTACCCATTGGATAGAGACCGTGGCGCAAGTCAGGTGAATTGCCTGTGTGGGGCCTTAATATTTTCACGGTATAATGATAACAATGACTGACAAAGAGTTAGACCATTATAATAAGCAGCAGTATAAAAAGATGCTTGCTAAGATAAAAGAGGATTCTGGCTGTGTAGACTGTGGTGTTGATAACCATATAATCCTAGACTTTGATCACATAAGAGACAAAAAATATAATATATCAAGGATGATCCACGATGGTTTTTCATGGAAGTCTATTAAGAAAGAGATCGAAAAGTGTGAAATTGTTTGTGCTAACTGCCACAGAATTAGAACCCACAATAGACTAAACGGCATGGTATAATTTAATTATGATTATTGAAGGTGACTTTGTTATGGGGTCAACATCTGAAGGCGTAGTCCACGGGATGGTAGAACACATAATGACAGAAGGCGGAGTGTACGGAGTTCCTGGAACAGAGT